TTATGCCACGTCAATCCACTCGGCGCCCCGGCTGTCTCGGTACATGTCTGTCATTTTTGCGGACTTATGCCCGAGAAGTGCTTGCGGGTTTCGACCTTCTGCAGCATGTAGGCGAGCTGCCAGTGAGCGCATTTCGTGGAATGTGGGCGGCGTGTCGCCAAGGTCGATGCCCAGGGCTTCTGCTCCCCTGTCGCGTGCGGCGGCAAATTCTTTGCTTATTGTGTCGAGAACAATCTTCTGGCCAGCTTTGGCCCGGCTGATTGTTCTGTGGTGGTGGACCAGGTGCGGGGACAGTACGCGATCACGGCAGGACTTGATCACGCTATCCAGACTCATATCGATCACCTCAAGCCGCAGATCTGTGTTTATCCGTAATCTAGCGCCAGTCTTGGACTGAACTACATGCAGGTGGTCGTCGTAAACATCCTTGAATAGCATGGATGCAATGTCTTCACGACGCTGGCCAGTAATCAAGGCAAGCTCCATCGCACGCTTGAGCCATGGCTGTTTGGCTTCGGCGTGCGCTGCCTTCCATAGATCGAGCGTTAGCCGCCCTCGCTTGATCGTTACGGCAGCGGCCTTGGTCTTGTCGACTGGATTGTCAGTGCACCAACCTTCTGCCATGGCCTCTAGAAACACATCCCGCAGAAGTGACCGCATGGCCCTGGCCATCGGCGCCTTCCCCTCCTTGGTCAACCCTTTCAGGTACTTGGCCACGTCCATCGTGCTGATCTCACGAATGCCAATTCCGCCAAACACCTTATCAAGCCGATTTATCCGCATGCCTACATTGCGCTGGCTGGACGCTGACAATCCCCGCGCCGCATATAATTCGCGGTATTCCACCAGCCAGGCGCTAAACAGCTTGCTCTCTTCTGGTGCCTTTACTCTGTCAACAAGGGCAGGTTGATGGCGGACGGTTGCATGTATCGCTGCAACCGCCTCCTTGATTGCCTCTTCCTTGTTGGTACCAAGGCCAAAGGACTTGCCTGACACCGGGTCGCGGTAGGTGTAATAGGTTTTACCATTGCGCTTGTCGGTCTTGCGGTACAGGTTCAGCCCTGCAAGGTCTTTGTTCCCGTCTTTACGCGGCCTTGGCGCCATGGCGTGCACTCTCTATTCGGCTTATTAGGCTTGAGCCTGCCGGTGCTGGTGCGCGGCGTTCCGGCTCGATGTATTCAGCTTCAGGGTCAACATAATAGCTGCGACCGCACTTAACGGGGGCGGGGCTTATTCGCCCCTCTCGCGCCCACTTGCGAAGTGTATTGAGTGTTGGGGCTGGCTCCATGCTTGATTCAGCCCATTTTTCAAGCGTTACTTTCTTGCTCATAGATCACCCCCAGTCAATTCAGCCGGCACCATCACCTTGTCGCCTAGCTTGGCTGTGACGATGGCGCGGCAGGCGGCGATTAAGATTGTTGGCCCACCGGCGAGGCGCATGGTTTTAATGCTGTCGCAAGCATCGCTATTCCCGTAGGCTAACGACCTCCAGTTGCTGCCAGTGCTGTCCTGCACACAGCCAAAGCTCTTGCAGTGCTTGTCCAGGAGTGGCCCGCCTTGGCTCCATTCGGTAGACGGGCGATACCGAAATATTCCGTGTTCCAATATCAGGAAAACGCGCGGCCCTGTGCCGTACTCGCCCCGATCCGCCACCAGGTTTAATCCTTCGGTTGAGCCGGTGAGCCAATCAAGCGCCGCACCAGTAGCCTCAGCCACGTTTACTTCGGTCATCTGGGTCATGCTTTATCACTCCGGTATTCAGTGCAGCGCACGGCCTTAACCCCGTCACCGTAAACCTTGATGACTTTCATCTTGTCGAAGGGAAGGGCGCTGCAATCTTTGTGTTTGCGGGCACAGCTTGCGCACATGCTGCCTTTGGGCTGGGTCATGCCTTCACCTTCGTCGGGATACCGGCTGCGTGGATGGCTTCGCGGCATTCTGAAAGGCATGCGTTATAAGAGTGATCCAATCTAGCTTTGGAAGGCAGCTCAACAACAACGCTGTCTAGGGCTTTCTGCCAGTGATACCAAGCGCTGCTCTTAAGATCCGCATATGGCTGATACTTGATAAATTTGCAGCCGTAGCAATTTAGACCTGGGATAAAATAAACGCCTTCGGTCTCGCCGTATTCGCGCTCAAACGCCTTACGCCGAACTTCGATTAATTCTTCCACGGTTATTCCTCTCTACCCGTTAGCGGGGAGTTGGTGGGCGTCAATCTGCTTGAACTCGATGACCCATACCCATGGGTTGGCGCCCCAGTCGCCGCCGGTTGAGTTCCATAGATGAACAAATGAGTCAACCGCATCGGGAGAAGGGCACTCGCAGCCACATGGCTCATGATTGCCACAGCTGGTGCATCCACCGTCGGTGATACCTTCGGCCCTGGCTTGCTCTTCGGTGATGTCCTGCAGTCGCTCGACTCGAACCTCAGTGACCTCCAGCAGGATGCGGCAGGCCCAGCGCGGCATGTGGATGCTTGGCCGGTGACGCCAGATTTTGTTTGGTTCGGCTGCCGAGTAAGAGCCGTTGCGCAGAGCATTCGGGTAGAGACGGTTGGGCTCGTTTGGGGGCGTGCCGTCAGCCGAGTAGATGACTCGATTGCTGCCGAACCAAGCACCCGTGTCGTCCTCGGGGTAGGTAGCCTGCCAATCGCCTGCTTGCCACCAGCTCTCGCGCACCCATAGCCGTTCGCCGGGCTTTCCGTATGGGCACCCCATGGGGATCGGCACCAAGCCTCCCGAGACGGAGGATTCCCAAAAGTCATGCGGAAGTTTTAGCGGCCTACGCGTCACCGTCTTGCGACCATCCAGAATGGCGCGAACCATTTCACCGTTGAACAGTATCGGGCGCTCTTTTACCGGAAAGACAGACATAACAAATCCTTACCGCCATCAGGCAGTGTTAAATAGATGGTTTGAGGTATGCGGGTAGGGTGGGGCGGTTACTTAATCAGGCGCATTGCCCTGAGCGCTTTGCGGCGCGAGGTGTAAAGCTTGAAGCCCCTTGCCTGTGCGTGGCGTGCGTGCGTTACCGGGCACTTTTCGACAATCACGCCCGGTGGCGGCATTGGTTGTTTCTGGCTGTACAGAAAGATCGACCTAAGCTCAGGCTCTGCGTCTTTCATCCAGAACTTACGGTCAATGTAATAAACCGTCTGGCCTTGGCGTAGCTTCTTCATCCATCACCCCCTATTAATCCGCCGAGCTTTGCGCTGGGCTTTTCAAAACCGACCTATCAGGCGCTGAAGCATTAGGCCGAACGGCTTGCTTGGTGATACGCCCATAGATCCAGTAAGTACAAATCTTATTGGTGCGGTGACAAGCATAATCGGCCACACCCAAAATAGATTGATACGCTGTATTACTGTCGTTTCGATATATGGGTCATTGATATAGGTTACTGAATACTCTGTTTGATAATCGTTGTTGTACTCGCCAAACAAAACATTCAGAACAGAATCAGCGGTTGCGTCGCGTCCACCGCTCTCTGCTTTCACTTTGGCCCGTATTGCTTGCGCGCCCCGTCTGCGTAAGAAACTCATGATTCACCCTCCTGCGCTGCTGCGAGCATGTGTTTGCGTATACCGGCAAGCGCTGCCGCCAGCTTTTCATCGGTGTCGTATTTGTGCGGCATGATCGCCACTGACTGGTGACAGGCAAGGCACAGGCACCCACGGGTTTCTGATTTCAGATAACGCCGTGAAGCGTGGCCGCTATCGCAGCCGTACACTGGATGCGGCTCGTACCAGGCGTCTGGAATATCAAGAAAGAACTCTTCACCAGCGGCTCGCGCTGCTTCTAGCTCTCGGTCTTGCAGGATTTTTATGGCGCTCATACATCACCTTTGCTTGAGAGGATGGCGCGGAGTTTTTTGCACTTGCTCTCCGTGTATCCATCGATTTTCATTCCACAGAGCGCATGAACCGCTGAATAACAGAGAGCAAGCAACTCCCGCTCTACAAGCACCTGTGTGGCGGGGATGGCTGGCGGGGCGGTGTAGAGCAGTGTTCCGTCAACCAGTGTTTTGTCACGATCTCCTAGGAACTTGATTCCGATGTTTCTGCCGGATTGACTCGGATCTCTTGCGTACCACTGGTCTACGTGCCAAACGCTTACAGTCGCCACCGCCTCGCCAGCGCGTCCAGCGGATGAATTGAGGCGGGCGACTTCATCAAGGCAGGCGTCTGTTATTTCGTAAAGCCTGTCCTCTTGCTCAACCACTGGCACAAAATCATCCTCCGACATTGTGCCTACACCCCATGCACTCCAGACCCTTGTGCAGTCGTATGCATCCCAGCCGATGGCTTGAGCCACGATATCTCTCAGCGCGTCCCGCTCAGGCAGCACAACGCCCGACTGCCGGGATTTCAGTTGCGCGAGCTCGGCCATTGCCGTAATACAAACTCGCTGCTGACTGTCGCGATCTTCGCGCAAGCTTGAAATAACGGCTGCAATTTCGACCGGCAAGTGAGCCATGAAATCAAGACTGCACTCGACAGATACCGCCGCACCGCATGACTTGGCGCAATCGCTTATGATTGAACGCAGCCGCTCGATTTCCTGCGCCTGCTTGTCGTATTCACCTTGAAGCCTCTTGACTTCATCCAATAATGCGTCTACGCCGGAACCGCTAAACGGGGTAAGTGAGCTACTTGCATATACCCATACGTCAGGATCGCTGTGCGTGCCCTCGCTTAGGTACTGCCATCCACCGTCCGTCTTGCGTAATTCGAGACCGTTTAGATTAAATTCTGTTTTTGCGCTCATAACATTCTCCAAACCTCAGCATTAACCCAGTCAGCCCACTCAACACGCTTAGGCCTGCGCTCTGTATCGCGCACGTCAACGAACTGATTGGGTACTAACCGGATAACCTGAAAGTGTTTATTTGAATTGACCTGGAGCGCAGTGCGGGGAAGGCCTGCGCAGAGGTCGTTGATGCGGCGGACGGCGGGGCTTTCGGTCATGCTGCCCATGGTCTTGCCCTCTCAGGATGCTTATCGCGAAACCCCGCCAACCAGGCACAGCGCTTACCAAGCTCACCAGCACTGGCGTGATACGGGCATTCGGCCTCGGATAGTGCTCGCTCGCCTTCTCGCTGCTGGCTGAGGTAGCGGTGCTGGTATATCGCAGTGTTACTGTTTGGATTGGCCATAACTCACTCCTTCACCGGCGTACAGCGAAGACACCGGCATTCAGTGATAGGGAGGCGGGGAGAGGTGCGGTCATGCTCTTGCAAAGTCGCCATGAAGTTCTTTCCGTTTGATATCGAGCACATGAATGGCTTCTTCGATCGTGCTGAACCTCCCAAACTTGTAGGTGGTTCTGTTTTTAATCACGACGGCCTCATAATTGTTTTTTGCCTTGTGATACCTGATTCCTTTTATGCCGGTTTCGGTTCTCCCTGGGAACCGCCGGTTGCGCATGTTCTCTGCGTGAGAACAGGCCCTGAGATTTGTCCACCGATTGTCACTGTGATCGCAGTTGATATGGTCAACTTCTTCCCCTGGCATGGCGCCTGTCATCCATGCAACAGCCAGTCTGTGCGCAAGAAATCTGTAGCCCAAAAGGCCTATTTCAACTCTTCCGTCACGCCTTGAGCAGCCAGCGATCTGCCCTGTTTTTCCTTGATTGCGATCCATTATCCTGATGAAGTTTCCAGTCTCAGGCTCATATCTCATAAGCCTCTTTAGCTCGGCTATGATCTCTTCGTTTGATGGTCGTCCGGATACTGAGAAAGCTTTTGGCATAACTCATCCTCGCCATTGGCGTGATCGGTGAATTGGGAAGGGGTTAAGCGGCTTTTGCAGCTTTATCAGCTTTGGCTTCCGCTGCTTTAGCTGCCTCAGCTTCGTGGGCGGCCCAATCTGGGAGTAAGCCGGGCAGAGGCTCAGATGCCATGGGCATAACGACGCCAAAGAAGCGATCTAACAGTTCATTGTCGTTGAAGCGAACAATGACACCTCCATCGCCAGCAGAAGGCTCAATTCGCATGCCTGCACCGCCAAAGCGCTTTATGCCAGTAAGCAGCACGCCGACCTTGTTGAATACCTCTAGGTACTCGCCATTAATGCAAGGGAACGGCTCGACTTCAGTCCGTCGTTTGGTTGGAATAACCCTTTTCCAGTTTGGAAATAAGCCATCAATCAACTCTGTTTTTTCGGTTAGGTGCGAGTTGAATCCGAACATTTCAGGCTCTTCGCCCGTCTCTTCTAGACTGGAGACCAGAGAGAATTTTTCAGCTATCCAGAGCTTGGATGGTGACCTTCCATCTGCACCTGTTCTGACAGAGCAAGCAGATAGCAGGCGTTTAGATACAGTGCCTATCAGTACCGATTCGCGACCATCTGCGATCCATCCATCGGGATCGTGAATCACCCCCATAAAGTGACCGTTGGTTGCAACGATTAGCACACCGCCTTTCGGGTGACGCTCAATCTGAACGGCATTCAAGTAATAGCGCACATCACCTTTAGCGGCGCACTGATGGATAGCAGCAAAGTACTTCGGGTTTACTCGGGCGAGATATTCCATGGTGTTCTCCAATGCAGGCGCCGTCCTCCGCAATTCGGTGGTGGCGAGTATTTTTAATTTGGGGAAGGGGTTAAAAAGGTTTGCGTGACAGATAGCCGTGACGCTAAAGCTCAGTTAGCTCTTGCAGTGATTCGTCATCAAGACGCGATGCGCCGTGTATCAAGCGAGTGATAACGTCCTGGGGTTCGTCGATATCAAGGCGGGCCATGACTTCAATTAGCTTGGCGTCAGTCGCCTTGAACAGATCGAGCTTTAACGTTCGTGACTTGCAGCGTGACAAGCGTTCTTCTTCGGTCAGCTTGTCGCGCTCGCGCTGTTGCCGCTTTCGTTCCAGTGCTGTTACTGCCATTACTTCTTCCTCTTGCTGCCGCGCCCATGTGCCAGCCATCCAGCGCTTATAACCGTGTTCCCGTGCTCAGTGATTAGAGCCTGGACCCGCTCATTAACCAGCGGCACCAGTTCAAACATCAGGGCGCTAGGCACGGTCATTGAATGGCAGTTCTTTTCGCCGTCAGGCTTAACCAGCCAGATAGACACATCCCATCTGACCGGCTTACTGGGGCGCGTACCCTTTGGGGTGGTGTGAGTGCCTGTTGAGTTGATCAGGCACTGAACTGAACAGGTCACGCCGCCAGCATTCCGTTAATTAGCGAACTGCGCCGGCCCTCAACCCACTTGATCTGCGCTCGAAGGTTGGCGATGGTTTTGCAGGCGCGCTCATGGTCGCCCGCATCCCATTGCTCTTGAACTCTCGGGTCGAGCAAGTTCTTGATGCTTGAATTAAGGTCACGCTCATGGCGAGTCAGCACATCATGGCTATGCTCGCACTCGTAGAAGTTTGTATGCATGATTACCTCGGGCAAAGAAAAGGCCTCATGTGAGGCCTGGTCAGTTAGCAGATGATCAATCGAACGGGATATCATTCCAGTCATCAGGCGGCCCGTCGCTGCTCGGCGTATTCCCAGTTTGATGCTGATTGCCTTTAGGGCGCCGATCAACCAGCGGCTTGTTCATCAACATTTGCACGGCCTTTTCAAGCTTTGCTGGTGCTCGGCACTTATCACCATCAAGCACTTCAGAAGCGGTTTTCTCTGACTCTGCACTGAATGGCATGTAGATGGTCGGGCGAGGATTTCCACTCTCGCTGTTCTTTTCAATTTCCATCTGGATGAGCAGTCCGATCTTTGGCCCCATCAATTCAGGGAAACCGTAAACGTCAACCTTATCGCGCTGCTTAGTGTCACTGTTCCATTTTTCAACAGTGATCTTGCGGGGCGCCTCGACCTTGCGTAGCTTCATGCAGGCCATGATTGCGTTGAGCAGCGAATGCCCGCCGTCATTCTTTTTGCCGTGCTGGTAGCTGAGGTTGATATAAAACTGAGCCTCAGCATTCTCGCTATTCTTGAATGAGAAGCCGATACCAGTTGAGCCTGTATCATCTTTCTCCATCCACTCGGCGCGGGTGAAAGCGCCCAGGTATTTGCCAGCTTCATCAATAAAAGCCGATTTATTGTCAGCGGCTCGCGCCGATCCAGAGTCTAAGTCGAACATGTTTTTCTCCTAGGGTTATGCGGCGACTGGCTGAGCCAGGTCATAGTATTCACAGATAGCCGCATCAACAGCGGCCAAGTCGTTATCAATCAGCTCATCGTCGAACATACCCATAGGCGCCTTCGTCGTGTCTGATCCGTTGTTGCGGGTACTGAAAAGGTGCTGACGATCCTGAACCAATGCGCGCAGCACGATAGTGACCATGCCTTCCAGCGTGATCTTGTCGTCCAGCATCTTGCCGATTGTCTTCATCTTGATCTGGCCTGCGTCCGTTTCCTCGGTATGACTGAGGATGTAAACGCGAACGTCATCAGGCAGCTTTAGTAGGGCGTCGAACACGTCCCATGTGTGCCGCCCAATGTCGCTGAACTTGTCGAAGCCCTTTTCCTCGCTGCGACGCATGAACTCGTTGGCCAGCATGTATTGGAAGTCATCAATAACTATGACCTTGCGCTGTGTCTTACGACTGGCGCCAATGATCTTCGACCAGTCATCAGTAACGAATGCCTTCCATGCTTTCGCATCTTTGAATGGCAGGGGTTTTTTAATGATCTGGATTAGGGCGGTAGAGCCGGGGTCAAGATTGCGGATTGCCGTGCTCTTGCCGCTGCCAGACTTCCCTAAAATAAGGGTTACGGTTGCCATGTGGCCTCCCTACTGGGGCTTGTTGTCCCATTCGCGCTGGATGCGCTGCTGTTCCTGCTCATACTGCTTGCGCTGCTCGCCCTGGAACCGCTCAGGCCAGAATTCACCTTGAGTCATCCAGTCGTACTGGGCGGCAACCGCAGGCGTTACCTGCGCTGTGCTTGTATTCATATTCAATTCCCAACCAGGTAACTGTTAATAAGGTGCGGCACAGCTATTGCCGCGAAGAAGATTGCAGGACCAAGTACAGAGTTGATCCAGATTGATAGGCGTCGGTGGCGCTGGTGAGTGGTCATGGCAACCTCACAATATGCATCCCGCGACGACGCTCAAACCGAGTTCCCCGCGGCAGATCGACGACCATAAAAAAGCCCCGATCATTCAGGGCTTCGATTAGTGACTTGCTGCTGGGGCAAATGATGGTCATGGTTTAGCCTCCATTGCGGCGTCGATGGCTGAGTCAAGCGCTTCGCCGCAAATCATGTATTCCGAAAACCACTTTCTTGCACGATCATGGCTAGCCATGAAACCAGGGTTTGTATATTTGTTGCGCAAGAACAAGTAACGCTCAGCATCCCGCTTTAGCTCTGCACGTTCGGCGAGCAGGGCGAGGATTCGAACCTTGGCCTCGGCAATAAACTTGGCTTGGCTGCGACTACAGCGCTCAACCAGCGTCACGCCATCGTATGATTCGCCGTCAATCTCGAAAGGCTCGCCGTAGACACAGAAAGTTCCATCAGCATCGCCGCCTAAAGACTCACCGCTTGGCCCGTTGAAAAATGGGTTGGTGTTGCTGTCGTAATCAAGGTTGTCGAAAGCCTTCGCCTCAGCCTCAAGCTCAGCCACCAGGTCATCAGTAATCGTAGGAACTGTCATACATACCCCTTTACGCTGAATTTCAGGCCGCGCCGGTTAATCTCGGCAAGCAGCGACTTGAGTTCTTTGGATGGCTGACGGCCTTCAATACTGGCTTCAACCGTTAGTAGGCGTGCCCGGGCGAGCAGGCTATTTATCTGCGAACTGTTCATCGTGCGCTCAACTCGGCAAGGCGCCGCCGGTAGGCGTTATCGCGAAGGTCGCGCAGCAAATGGCATTGCATCAGCGTGATTGCACCAAATGCCGTTGAGCCCTCAACCATGCCGACCGCTATGTCATTGCGGGCGAATAGCAACTCAATGTTCGGCGCCTCTCGCACGCTCAATAGCTGGTCTAACAAGCGAATGCATCCGCGCTGCCATGGCGTGCCGTCGAACTCTGCCTCGGCGTGGCGAACAAGGCGCATCGACTCGCGAATGGCCTTGCCCTTCCTGATTCTCTCAGCACGGCCGGCTTCGCGTGATGACTGGAAGGGGTCTTTCAAGAACCGTTCAACCTTGGCACGTTCAGCCTGAGCGCCACGATTACCCCAGGTATTGCGGGCCGTGAAGTCGGGAGCAATTTCAGTGGTCATGATTCACCTCCAGCGCATAAGCCGAACACCCAGGCACCTGCAGACCTTCCGCAAGATTCAGATGGTGAGTGCTCGCTTATGCGCTTGATTGATTTAGATAGTGAAAGCCCCGCGATGGGGTGCGGGGCTTTCTTAAGATCCGAGTAAGGCATTCTCGGGAACCTTTAGTTATTCATTCATGGCAATTCCCTCGCTATAGCGCGGCAGTAAGAGGCAGCCGCTTGCACTGGAAGGTGTATTGAGAATGGAGTGGCAGAATTGAACTGCCAGATACGCGATGACTTCTCGCTAGGCTGATCAGGCAAAGCACCTTTGCGCGTTATCCGGAGCAACCCGGAGTTATCGCAAAGCAACCCGTATCCTCGTCCTGAACTCCATTCTCAATACACCCTTAAGCGCCATCCTTGGCCCATGAAGGGGTTACTTGTCGCGCTCAGCCAGCATTGCGTCGGCTACCCGGTATGAGAATTCTGCAAAATGGTGATAGTCCCAAGTAGCTAAGTCTTCTGGCGTATGGGTTCCAGAGAGCACGGTTAGCGCTTTGGCCGCGAAGTAGTCGCGCAGAGTCATGCCTGAATGCGGAAGCTTTATCCTTACATCATTGCCGCATAAGACTTTTTGCCCGCCTGCAATCGGGAAAGCTGGCCCGCCATTTTCTTTGCTCATCTATCTGCCCTCTGTTGGCTGGTATTGGTTGATTGATCTGGCGAGGATTCGAACCTCAAAGACTTACGCTTATTTCGGCAGCGCTACCTAGTAAGCCGCACCGGCTGTCCGGGCACCCTGATCCACCGAGTGAAACTACAGATCAATCACCAATAACAGCCGAGGCCGAAGCCCCGGTGTGTGTTAAACAGATTTAGCTAAACCGCTTGGCGAGTTACGCAAAGGTTCGCGCCAGTTCTTATTGAAATCGGCCATAGCCTGCTCTGGCGTATCACCAAAACCAGCAACGCCGCTTTGCAGATCATCGCCGTAGAGCGCACACCACTGATTGCCGTCGACGCTGATAGATGGCCGGTAAACCGCGCTCGGCGCTGTCATCTCTTCCTGAATAGAACAAATGGCCATGCGGGCTTCGGCGCTAGCCATTTCAAAATAGTGAGCAATGTTCATGTCGCGGAACGAGCGCTCAATAGCCTCGCCAGCATCTACATTGCCAATCTTGCTTCGCACAGCATCAAAAATTGCTTGATATGAATCGCTCATTCGTTTCTCCCGTTGATCAACAGAGCGCCCTCATGGAAGGCGCTCGAGTAATCGTTCGGTCTTGCCAGAAATCCGCCTCAAGCTGAATACTCATACCAGTCGTTCAGATCGCCGGAACCGAATCGCCAGATGAAACGATCAACATCCGCGCCCAGGCGAAATATGCACACCCCGTCATCTACCTTCTCGCACCAGCCGATGAACTCTCCGGCTGGCTTGGTCATGTGCTTGTCGCTGGCGAAGATCCGGCAGCCCTTAGCAGGCTTGAAGAACCGCATCATGCGTGCATCTGCACAGTGACGAATCCGTTGCTCGCCACCACATGCGTCCAGCGGTTGAACCAGACACCATCGCCGAACTTCTTCATGGCGGCGCGGCGCACCTCGATAACGATGCTGTCTACCGTGTCGCCACTGCCTGGCAAAACCAGCCAGTCAAGGCGCTTGCCGTTGCTCAGGCTGCTGTCGATATTGAATTGAGCCATTTCATTTCTCCGGTTGTTTTCCCAATGCAGCCTGTCGCCAAGCTGCATCAGTGAAAATCATTTGAATCCTTCTCATTAGCCGCGAACTCCCGCTAACACTCCGCTTACCGGCCCTTCCGCGCCGGACTGAGGGAGGCCCTCAGGGGTCAAGGCTCGCTGTGCTTGACCACGTAACAGGTTCTGGCTTCTTGAGGCCTGCCGGCGAACCGGACGTGCAACTAAAGAGCTTTCTGGCCGTGGCCAAGGCATCGCTGCCTGTCTTGCTGCCGGTGTTGTCCGGCTGTGATTGAATTTAAGCATTCTGAAATTAATAGGTCAAGCATGCTGAAAGAATTTATTTAAGTAACCTGAAATTAATTTGAGGCGCTCAATAAAAAGCCCCGCTCAGTGGCGGGGCTATCCGAATTACTTAAATGCTGGGGTTAGAGGATTTTGGTTTTCTCGGGAGGCATGAGCTTGTAGGCGTATTGGTCGCCGGTATAAATGGCTTTGCCAGCGGCTGCCACGTTAAGCAAACAGCAGAAGGCGAGGGCAATACGAATGGAGCCCGTGCTTTTGGCGCACAGCACAAAAAGGCATGCGGCCAAGAACAGGAACAGGAAAACCATTAAAGCTCTCCGCCTCTCCAGATAACACGCCCAAGTATTTCGACATGCTGCAGGCCGTCTGGTGAAATAGGCTCGTCAGGGTAGCGGCGTTTGTCTTCGTTGTCCGAGCGTATGAGCCAGCCAGTCATCTGTTTGACCAGGCGCTTAATGATCACTTCACCATCAGCTCGGCGTAAGACGTAGATACGGCCGTCCACGGGATCTTGGTGCTCATGATTGATCAGCACCACCTCTCCGTCATTAATGGTCGGCTCCATACTGCTGCCCATGGCATAGATAACACTGCAAGCGCCAATCGGGGCGTGCAGCCTGTTCAGCCATTCGCGCTTAAACGCCAGCCCGCCCTTAACCTCGACATGATCATTGGCGTAGCCATTGCCCATAGCTGCCTTTGCTGTCAGCTGGGGAACAAGCTCATACCCATCAAGCGGGCTTTCATCATCCAGGACTTCAGGGCCTTCTTCTATAGCCAGCCATTTAGGGCTGAATCCGGTGAGCTTTGCGAGCGCAAATAGGTTTTCCGGCTTCATGCTTTTGCTGTCGCCATTGATCCACTGGGTAACCGCAGAGTTCGCGACGCCGCAAGCCTTAGCAACTTCCTGCTTTTTAAGTCCGCTTTCGCGTATCGCCTTGGCGATTCTTTCGTGTCTTTCCATACCGTGAATTTTAAGCCTGCTGAAATTAAGCATGTAGCGCTGTATTTCAGTGCTTTCGGTTTTTATTTCAGTATGCTTTAATTCATATACGTTCACGGGAGTTACCAGATGAATACACAGGAAGCAGCCAAGCACTTTGGCTCAAAAGTGAAGCTGGCAAAGGCCTTGGGCATTCGACCAAGTGCCATTACAGGGTGGGGTGATACACCTCCATTGGTTCGCCAGTACCAGATTCAAGTGCTTAGCAAGAACAAGCTCAAGGCTACCCAGCCCGAGACTGCATCGGTCGCTTAGCTGTCAGCATTTTTGCTGTTCGGTCAAAGGCTGCCTGTTCGCAGCCTGGCTGATTAGGCCGCAGCAACAGGGAAGCCGTAGCAAGTTTGCCGTTAAACCGAAGCTGGGCCGATAGCGGCATAACTTCAACCAAAGCAGCAACGTGACACCGCAGCGCAAGAAGCTCGCCACGCAGTTCGGAAAGGTCAGTCATCGGCAACGCCCTTGGTTGATTGAGTGACAACAGAATGCCAGCGCCAAGTCACTGGCTCCACGGAAAGAAAAAAGAGGATTTTACGGATGGAACACATTGAAAACGCCGTACATGAAACCGTTCTAGACGCTGGGGCTAAGAAGCTGGCGCCAATGATTGGCTTGTCACACACCGCCTTGCTGCAGCGCACCAATCCGAAGAATGACGACCACAAGCTGACGCTTGCCCAGTTCTTCCTGATCAACCTGCACAGCAAGGACCAGCGCTCATTGCGTGCGCTGGCGGCAGAGCTTGGCTACGAGCTTGCGCCAATTCAGAAGGCCTCCAAGGCAACACCCATGGCGGCGCTGATGGAAACCCTACGCGACTCAGCATCAACCACCCAGGTTGCTATGGACGCATTGGCTGACTCGGTACTTACGGCCCAAGAAAAGCGCGACATTGAAACGGCTGTAGCCAAAGAAATGCGGAGCCTTCAAGAGTTTCTGAACGCGATCAAAAGCTCCGCCGGCTTACAGCAGGTCGGCTGAATTACAGGCACAAAAAAGCCACCGGGCATGGTGGCTATTCGTTACAGCAGTTCGTGAGGTGATTATGGACAGCACAAACCAAAACATCAATACCTCTGTCAGCCAGGCCGCCGCTATTCGCAGCTGGCTTGAAGCAGGCAAGTCTATTACGGCAGGCGAGGCCTTAAAGCAGTTCTCATGCTTTCGCTTGGCTGCACGTATCAACGATCTGCGCATGAGTGGTATGCAGATCAACTCCCGGCCTGTAGCCGTCATCAACGCACAGGGCAAGCAGGTTCGTGTTGCTCAGTACGAAATTGCTCAAAAGGTGTCGGCATGAGCTTCCAAGCTATGGCCTGGGCAGTAGATATAAAGCTTCCAATGCGCGAGAAGTTTGTTTTGCTGATGCTGGCCAATCGCACCAACCATGACACAGGCCGCTGCGACCCTTCGCACAAGCGCATTGCGGAAGATTGTGGCATGAGCGTATCAAGCGTTAAGCGCGCAATTCAGTCACTGGAAGACAACGGCTTTCTGGTTACAGAGAACCGCTCAGCCAACAGTGTCAAACTGCCTAATCAATACCGTCTCTGCCTTGAGGTAGGGGTAGGTTCACACAGACCTAACCCAGTTCAGAGTGAACCTACCATAGGTCAGGCTGAACCCACGGTAGGTTCACAGGGAACTGAGGGGGTAGGTTCACACAGACCTATAAAACAGGAATCTTTTAACCAGGAATTAAACCCGGAATTAAACCTGAAAGAATTACCGGTTGCGGCAAGCGCTACCGGGCTGGTTGTGATTGAGGGCGGAAAACTCGACAAGCCTAAGGTTGATATCCCAAGCGACATGCCAGGCCCAAAAGACCAGGCCTGCAAAACGTTCCGCACCTGGGCTAATTACGCTTTTGCTTACCGCAAGCGCTACAACGCATGGCCTGTTTGGAACGCCAAGGTCGGCGGGCAGGTTTCTCAGCTAATTGACCGCCTTGGCGCTGATGTTGCGCCGCAGGTTGCCGTGTTTTACCTGTCTGTGAACGATGCCCGCTTAATCAACGAATGCCATAGCCTGAGCGGCCTGCTGTGCAAGGCTGAATCACTGCATACCCAGTGGGTTACCGGACGACAGATCAACGGCACCACGGCCCGCCAGATGGAAAACACCCAGGCCAATATCAACGCAGCGCAAGAAGCCGCCGCTCGAATCAGTGAAAAGGGGGTGAAGAATGCTTTCCTCCAATGATCTGAACGACCTGGTTGGAGCTATTTGCGCAACGGCCGAGACGCTCGGGCAGACCGTCAGCGCAAGTGCTGCGCAGATGATTGCTGAAGACTTGGCGCACTATTCGGTTGAGGAAATTGCTGGGGCCCTCCGCTCATGCAGGCGCGAGCTGACCGGCAAATTGACCCTTGCTTCAATCATGCAGCGCATCCAGGCCGCAGACGGCCGACCTGACCCTAATGAAGCATGGGGCATTGCACTGGCTTCATCTGACGAATCGGACAGCGTTGTTACCACTGATGAAATTCAGTTGGCGCTCGGAGCTGCCCGACCAATCCTGCTGGCCAAAGACAAGATTGGCGCCCGTATGGCGTTTATCTCGGCATACAGCCGCTTTGTTGATGCGGCCCGCCGAGAAGCCAAGCCCGTCAACTGGTCGTTATCAATGGGTTTTGACCCGCAGCGCCGACTTATGGCTGTTCAGGAGGGCGTTCGTATGGGGCGTTTGTCGCATGAAGCTGCCAAAGAATACGGCCTGCAGCTAATTCATGAACCAATCACCAATGACGGACTGGCCATCGCTGGGCTGCTTTCGGGTTCACCGGCTGCCAAGCCAAGCGAGAAGATGCGCGCCCGCTGGCAAGAAGTCCGGAAAGCCATCACCGATAAAACTGCAGAGCGCAAGAAGCAGGCTGACATTCGCGCAGCCCGGGAGCGCAAGAAGCTGAGGGTTGCTCGCGCAAAAGCTGAAAGGGCGGCAATCAAGGCTGGGCAGTTAACAAGGGAGCCTGGCCATGCATAAGCGCTGCTGGAAGATATCAATCCCGGGCTGCGCTCCTTTCACCATGATCCTGATGGATGACGAGCTGATTGCTTCGGCAGTGGCAAAGAGCATTTGGCCAAGCGCGAGTGTGAGCTGATGGACAACTACGAAATCACCTTTATACGAGACTTCCGGCAGTACGGCCGCACCGTTAAAGCGTCGTCATTTGCTGAGGCTGAATCGCAATGCAGCGAAGGCGAGTTTGTTTCAGGGCTTGTGGTGCATGTCAGCCAGGCTGATGAACAGCTTGTCTCTGATATGCGCAAGCGAGTTGGTGAGGCAGTGCCGGAGGCGGCTCATGGCTAATCCATCATTCCCGATCCGTACAGAGCAAGACAAGGCCCGCGCAATCCAGATTATCCAGCGCATAGGCCTTACGGAGGGCAAGACATGGTGCATCAAGGATGAAGTACGCAGTGATGCCCAGAATCGCCGCATGTGGGCCATGTTGCGCGACATATCCCGCCAAAAAGAATGGTACGGCCAAATGCTGAGCGACGAGGACTGGAAACACGTATTCAGTGCATCGGTAGAGCAGCAGCGAGCGGTACCCGGCTTGGAGGGTGGTTTCGTTGTTCTCGGCGTATCTACCCGCAAGCAATCCAAAAAGTGGTTCAACGACATGTTCCATGTGATGGAGGCATTTGGCGCTGAGTACGGAATCAAGTTCACTACTGTTGATTACTGGGGAGTAGCCGCATGAGCAAGCTAACCAAGCTGGCCCGCGACCGTGAGTGCCAGATTCGCATACCTGGTATCTGCAACTTTGACCCAGCTACTACCGTGCTTGCGCATTACCGCTTGGCTGGAACCTGTGGTGTTGGAATAAAGCCGCACGATCTTCTTGGCGCCTGGGCGTGCTCATCCTGTCATGACGAGGTAGACCGTCGCACCCGGCGCATTGACCCGGATAGCGCAACGCTTGCTCATCTTGAGGGTGTTATTCGCACCCAGGCCATTCTGCTGAAGGAAGGGAAGGTGGCAGCGTGAAAGTAAAAGCCCCAACAGAGGATCAAGATCAGGCTGCTTTGGTCAAGTGGTTTGACCTGCAGTACCCGGCAATGCGGGGCAGGCTGGCCGCAACCCCAAACGGAGGCCACCGGCACAAGATTACAGCGGCAAAGCTGAAGGCGGGCGGTGTGCGGGCTGGCTATCCAGACTTGAACTTGCTTACGCCGCGCCATGGCTTTGCAGGTCTGTTCATAGAAATGAAGCGCTCCAAGGGCGGCGCGTTATCAGCAGAGCAGGCCGACTGGCTGCAATGGCTAAGTGATCAGGGATTCATGGCAGTTGTGTGCAAGGGGTTCGATGCAGCACAGAAGACAATTCAAGGGTATCTCGGGGAGGCACCATGCAGCAGATAGACACAGCATATCTATTGCAGGAGTGGGGGGTGTGGCTGCGCGTCCAGGTAGGTGTGCCGCGCTATGTGTCGCCAAGCTACGCGCTAATGCGAGACAACGTGCAAATGAGTGGCGGGCTAGATCCATGCATCACCGACGACACCGCAATGCTCATCGACCGCCTGGTATCGCGACTGGAGAAGCGCTATCCGGAAGCCGGTCAGGCTCTGTGGAATTATTACCGGCACGGCATCAGCTATCGGCACCTTGGCAAGCTGATGGGTATTACGCACGTAAAGGCTCAGGAGTTGGTCATGGTGGGCAGTGCATGGGTCGATTCAGCGCTGTGCGGCCACGATATTGCAGCATGAGTTACGCATGTTGACAGTGGATTACACATGGCGTAACTTAGTGCCCATAGTGCGGTTTTACCGCGTTGAAACCCGGCCATCGAGCCGGGTTTTTTATTGCCCAAAATCCTTGCCTGCATCCCCATGCAGACCCTTGCCCGCCACTGAGCGGGTTTTTTTATTCCACTCGCAACAGTCCTGCAAAGCAGGAGGCATGTATGCAGCTGTTAACCAGGAGTACCAAGCCAATGAGCCAAGCAGCCACTGATACGCTGGCGGAAGCCACGAAAGCGGCCCCGGCGGTCGCAGTGGCTATTACTGGCGCGACCGGCGCAATCGACTGGTCCAATATCAGCTACATGCTGGTTGCCCTGTACACGCTATTGCAAATCGGTTTGCTGATCCCGCGCTACCTCCGTGAATGGCGCCGCATCAAGAATGACAGCACAAAGGCGGATGAGGCGTGAAGCCAGCTTCCCATGCCAAACAATGGTATCGACTCTGGTCGGTACGTTTAGCTGTGCTGAGTGCCGCCCTGTCTGCTTGTGAAGCTCTGGTGCCACTATGGCAGCCGCATATGCCTGGTGGTGTGTTCGCAGTGCTTGCCACGATTGTTGGTATTGCTGCCGCTGTTGCTCGGACCGTTAAGCAAGAAACACTGGCTAAGGACTGAGTATGAGCGGGGAAGTGAAGAAGCAGCCAGACTGGGAGCGCATCGAAAAGCTCTACCGCGCGGGCGTTCTTTCTGTACGAGAGATAGCCGGCGAGTGCGGCGTGTCTCACACGGCCATCAACAAGCGAGCAAAGACCCATGGCTGGGAGCGTGACCTAAAGGCAAAGATCAAGGCCAAGGCTGATTCGCTGGTTTCCAAAGCTGAGGTTTCCACACAGGTTTCCAAGGAAGAGCTGGCAACCGAGCGCGGAATCATCGAGGCAAATGCGCAGGTTATTGCTGACATACGCATTGCTCACCGCACGGACATTGGGCGCTCTCGGAAGATGGCCAACAAGCTGCTGGATGAGCTTGAAGGCATGACCGATAACCGCGAGCTCTTTGATCAGCTTGGCGAGTTGCTTCAGTCCCCTGATGAAAATGGCCAGGACAAGCTAAACGATCTGTACATGAAGGTTATCAGCCTCCCGTCGCGCACCAAGACGATGAAGGAATTGGCTGAGACGCTGAAGACACTGATCACCCTTGAGCGCCAGGCATATGACGTTGGCGCTGAGCTGCCACGTCAGCCGCATGAAGAATTAACGGACGAAGAAATTGAGCGCCGCATCGCTCAGCTTGCCGGGTAACCGGGAAGAACGCATAGAGCTGCTGGCGCTGCTTGAGGAAAAACGCCGCAGGGATGCGACAAGGCAGCATCTGATTCAGTTTGAGTCGCTGTATGCGTGGCAAACCAAGTTTGTTGCAGCAACGGCCGATCACACGTCTTGCATGCTTATGGCAGCAAACCGGGTGGGCAAGACTCGGACGGGCCTGACCATAGATGCCATCCATTTGCTGGGCGATTACCCAGACGATTGGGAAGGCCACAGGTTCGAAGCCCCGCCACTGTGCTGGCTGCTTGGCTTCTCGATGGAGAAGACACGCGACCTGCTCCAGGCGCCATTGTTTGGTAGGGCAGAAGGCAACAAGTTTATTGGCGGCCTTATACCAGCTGATCGTGTTGTCGACTGGAAATCTGCTACCGGCACCAGTGGCGCAATGCGCGAGGTGAGAGTCAGGCACGCCAGTGGTGGTATTGCGATTGTGCAGTTCTGGTCATACAGCCAGGGCCAGCACGCAATCATGGGCGATAGCGTTGATTGGTATCACATCGACGAAGAACCCCGCGACAAAGCTATTTACCCGCAGGTACTGACCCGCACGGCAACAGGTGACGGCGGCAAGGGCGGCAGGGGAATACTGACCTTTACGCCTGAGAATGGCCGCACCGAACTTGTAGTGCAGTTCATGGATGAGCCCGCTGAAGGGCAGTACATGCAGCGCGCCACTTGGGATGACGCGCCTCACTTAACCGAAGAAACGCGCCGCAAGCTGCTGGGTATGTACCCGCAGTGGCAGCGCGATATGCGCTCAAAAGGTATGCCATTGCTTGGTACTGGCTTGATATTCGATTTCGGCGACGACCTGATCAAGTGTGCGCCGTTTGAATGTCCTGCTCATTTCTGGGTAGTCAACGGCATGGACTTTGGTTGGGATCACCCGCAAGCGCATGTGCAGCTTTGGATCGACATTGAGTCTGATGTGGTTTACCTGGCCCACGCATGGAAGAAGTCAAAGGTCACACCAATAACCGCCTGGGGATCGGTCAAGGCATGGGCGCAATATGTGCCAACTGCCTGGGCTGCTGACGGCCTGCAGTCTGAGAAGTCGTCAGGCATTCACCAGAAAGCAGCTTATGACGATGCTGGCTGGCAAATGATGGGCACTCACGCTACGTGGCCAGAGGGCGGCGTTGGCGTCGAGGCTGGCTTGGTCGAGCTCTATGAACGCATGACCACCGGGCGCTTCAAGGTGTTCTCGCACCTATCTGATTTCTTTGAAGAAAAGATGAGTTACCACCGGGACGAGACAGGAAAGATCGTGAAGCTTAACGATGACCTGATCTCGGCGACTCGTTACGCCTACATGATGCGCCGCAATGCTCTGCAGCGGTTCCAGTGCAAGCCTGCTGAGGCTGGCGTTTACAAATCTGATTACGACCCATTTGGAGGGAGCTAGCCATGTGCGGCAGCAAGCTAAAGAAACTTGCCTCAGTGGCAACGCTGGGGATTACCGATGCGTTCACTGGAGCGCTGGAGCCACCAAAGGCACCAGACGCCCCTGCCTCTGTTGACCCAACCCCAACAGAGGCAGATCCAGGCGTCATTGCTGCGCGTGAGGACGAGAAGCGCCGCCGCGCTGCTGCCGCTGGGCAGTCGAGCACTATCCTCACTGGCGCAAACGGCCTGACCACGCAAGCAAATACAGGGCAAAAAACCCTGCTGGGCGCTTAATCATGGCCGACACTCTGCGCAAAAGGCTCGACGACCGCATGTCTAGCCTGCGCAATGAGCGCGACAGTAGCTGGAAAGAAACGTGGCGCGAGCTTTCTGACTACATCGAACCGCGCACTGGGCGCTGGTGCCTATCTGACACCAATGACGGCAAGCGCCGCGATCAAAAAATTATCAACGGTACAGCGACGTATGCAGCTCGCGTGCTTGAGGCTGGCATGCGTGACGGGATCACAAGCCCGGCGCGCCCATGGTTCAAGCTGGCTACGCCTGATCCAAGCCTCGCCAACTACGCACCGGTCAAGCTTTGGCTGAATCAGGCTGAAGTGGCAATGCGTGAGGTATTCGCTAAGTCGAACCTCTATAACACGCTTACCACGCTGTATGGTGAGGCCGGCATCTTCGGTACTGGTGCGATGGCAGTGATGCCTGATGCGCGTGATGTGGTGCGGTTCTATCCGTTCACCATCGGCAGTTTCATGCTGGCCAACAGTGACCGGTTGCAAGTTGACACGCTGTATCGCGAGTTCCGAATGACTGCGCGCCAGATGGAGCAGCAATTTGGCAGGGCGAAAATGTCCAGCGCCGCACAAAGCCTGCTCGACACCAAGCCTGATGCCTGGGTGGATATCTGCCACGCAAACGAGCCGAACGACACTCGCATCGCTGGCATGCGCGACAACAAGAACATGGCTTACCGCTCAGTCTATTGGGAGAAGGGCGGCGACAGCGATAAGACGCTGAGCGAATCAGGCTTTGAGCAGTTCCCGATCATGGCGCCGCGCTGGAAAGTGAATGGCGAAGATGTGTATGGCCGTGGCCCGGGCGCTCTGTGTATTGGTGACAACAAAGCCCTGCAGCTCATGGAGAAGCGCAAGGCCCAGCTATTGGCGCAAGGTGCGACACCGGCAATGGGCGCGCCTTCCTCGCTGAAAGGCCAGAAGGCATCGATCATTCCAGGCGATATCACCTACGTGACCGAAAGCGCTGCGGGTCAGAAGTTCTCGCCGATCTACACGCCTGATCCGACTTGGTATTCAGCGTTGCGCGGCGAGATTCAGGCGCACGAAGGCCGAATCGACACCGCGTTCTTCGTTGACCTGTTCCTGATGATTTCTCAGATGGATTCGGTTCGCACTGCCACTGAGATTGCTGCGCGCAAAGAAGAGAAGATGCTGATGCTCGGGCCAGTTCTCGAGCGCCTCAACGACGAATTGCTTGATCCGCTTATCGATCGCACCTTTGCAATCATGCTTGAGCAGTCCGTGCCGCGTTGGGCTGGCCTGTTGCCAGGCAAGCCGTTGCTGGCGCCGCCACCTGAAGAGCTTGCAGGCATGGACCTTCGTGTTGAGTACATCAGCATCTTGGCTCAAGCACAGAAAGCCATGGGAGTTGGCAGTATTGAGCGGACCCTTGGGTTTGCTGGGAACCTTGCCGGTATCGATCAGGGCGTGCTGGACAACATCAACTTCGACAGCACGATCAATGAATACGCCTCAATGATTGGTGTTCCGCCTGCAATCCTTAACAGCCAGGAGCAGGTTAAACAGATTCGCGAGCAGCGCGCCAAGGCTCAGCAGCAGCAAGCCGCTATGGAGCAAATGGGCTCAGCAGTACAGGGCGCCAAGCTCCTTTCTGAGACTGATGTGAGTAGCGAGAACGCCCTCACGTCCCTGGTCGGGGCCTAACAATGAACGCTGCAAACCAAGCTGCTACCGAGAAGGCCGAGCAGCTGGACAAGCTCGCCCGCAAACAAGAGACGGCCGACTTTCTGGCGCTGATGAACACCCAGCAGGGCAGGCGCTTCATGTGGTCCTTGCTGAGTAAGTGCAACTTGTTCGCCACCAGCTTCAACCCTCACGGCGGGCTGATGAACATCGCCGAGGGCAAGAAGCAGATCGGCTACCAGTACCTAGAAGCAATCAACCAACTCTGCCCAGACCTGTACGCCCTGATGACTCAAGAGGCGAACGAGGCTGTGCGTAACCGCCAGCTACAGCTGGATAACGTAGAGGAAGAATCCAATGACTGACGAAACAACCAATGCTGGAGCTCAGGACACCACCGCCGCGCCAGCCGAAGTTGCACAGTCGGATGCGCCGCCATCAACACCTGAATCAACCACAACCCTGACGCAGCCAGCGCCAGGTGAAGAGGTTGCCGAAGGTGATAAGGGCGGCGAGCAAGCTGACAAACCGACCGGTCCGCCGGATGAATACGCTGATTTCACTGTGGGCGAAGGCGCTGAGATTGACGCTGATGTGCTGAATGACTTCAAGGGCATTGCCAAAGAACTTGGCCTTACCCAGGAAGGCGCACAAAAGCTTATCGACCTGCAAAGCGCCATGGCAGCGAAGCAAGAGCAAGCGTTATCGGAAAGTCGCGAAGGCTTGCGCAAGCAGTGGTCCGAGGCAGTACGTAACGACCCTGAGTTCGGCGGCGAGAAGTACGACGAGAACGTAGCCATCGCAGCCAAAACCATGCAGGCGTTCGGAGACGACACGCTGCGCACCCTACTGAATGACTCCGGCCTGGGTAACCACCCTGCGCTGGTGAAGTTCTGTCATCGCATTGGAAAGGCAATTTCTGAGGATCGCCTTGTTATGCCTGGAACCCAGGCGGCGCCCGCAGAAATGACGATTGTTGACGCATTCAAATAAACGTTAGGAGATTCCCAACATGGGTATTTTGACAAGCACCATGCCAACTCTGCTGGATAAATTCAGCCGAGAAGATAGCCAGAAGAAGATCATGAAGATCGTCGAGCTGATGGCTAAACAGAACGACATCCTCATGGATGCCGAGTACCAGGAGTGCAATGACGGCTCCAAGCACAAAACCACCATGCGCTCGGGCATTCCTGAGCCTACATGGCGCATGTTCAACAAGGGCGTCCAGCCAAGCAAGTCGACCACTGTGCCTGTGCTTGACACCACTGGCATGATGGAAGACTACGGCAAGGTCGATAAGGCGCTGGCCGACCTGAGTGGCAATGCTGACGCATTCCGCGTGTCTGAGAACATCGCCAAGCTGCAGGGCTTCAACAACAAAGCCTCGCGCTATATGTTCTACGGCAACACCCAGAGCGAGCCAGAAGCATTCTTGGGCTTGTCACCGCGCTATAACGATCTTTCTGCTGAGTCTGGCGCAAACATCGTTGATGGCGAAGGCACAGGCTCAACCAACGCATCGATCTGGTTTGTGACCTGGGGCGAAATGACCACGCACCTGCTGTATCCAAAAGACAGCGTGGCCGGCTTCCAGCATCGTAACCTCGGTGAAGACACCGTAAAGGACGATGACGGCGGCGAGTTCCAGGCCTACCGCGACCACTTCAAGTGGGACATCGGTATGTCTGTCCGCGACTGGCGTGCAAATGCGCGCATTGCGAATATCGATGTGACCACCCTGACCAAGGACGCAGCTACCGGCACCGACCTCATCGAGAAGATGATTCGAGCCTACTACCTGCTGGAAAACCCAATGCAGGGTGAAGGTCGCACGGTCATTTACTGCAACCGCACCCTGCAAACATTCCTGCACCTGCAGGCCATGAAAGAAAAGAACGTCAACCTGACCCTGGGTGAGTACGCCGGTCGCAAGATTCCTGAGCTGCTGGGCATCCCGATCAAGCGTTGCGACGCTCTGCTCAACACTGAAGCCCGCGTGGTTTAAGGAGAACGATCATGCTTTTAGATGCCAAACTGCTGATGTCCAATCAACAGGCCATCACTGCAACCGCCGCCTCGACCGATGTAATTGATCGCGGCGACGTTAAGGACGTGGGCAAGGACGGCAGCATTCCGCTGCTGGTCCAAGTCACCGAAGCGTTCAACACCCTGACCAGCCTGACTATCGACGTACAGACAGACGACAACTCGGCATTCAGTTCGCCGCGCTCCCTGTTCTCTACTGTCGTGCCCCTGGCTGAACTCAAGGCTGGCTATCAAACGCCGGTCATTACTCTGCCTCAAAAGACCGAGCGCTATTTGCGCGTGAACTACACCGTGACCGGCACCGCGCCGACCACTGGTAAGGTCACTGCTGGCGTGGTTGCGGGGGTTCAGACCAATGGCTAAGACATACAAAGTGCTTGAGCGCTCGTATATCAACGGGCGCTTGTATGAGCCAGGCGAAACGCTGGAACTGGAAATTGACCGCCCCGGCAGCAACCTTGAACTGGTGAAGGCGACCAAGGCGGACAAGGCTAAGGTCGGCGACGAATCAACTGACAAGCCAGCTGACAACCTGCCTGACGCCTAACTGCGTCAAACCCCAAGAGGGCTCTTCGGAGCCCTTTTTTATTGCCCAAAGGAAAGCACATGGCCAGTGTCGTTCAGATCTGCAACATCGCCTTAAGCCGTATCGGGCAGACGCAGTTTATTGATTCGCTCACAGAGCAAAGCAAGGCTGCCGAGTTGTGTGATTTGCACTATGACGCGTGCCGTGAAGAGGTTTTGCAGGCTGCGCCGTGGCCATTTGCTGAGGCCAGGGTGTACTTGGCCGATATTGGCTCACCGCCGGTGAACTGGCTGTACCGCTATCGCTATCCTACTGACTGCCTACAGGCTCAGTACATTTCATTGCCAGGCATGCGCATGCCCTCTACAGAGCTGCGGCCTAAATTCAAGGTGATCAACGCTTCAGGTGGGCGGGCAATAGTTGCCGACATGCCGCAAGCCGAACTGGTTTACACGGTAAGCGTTGAAGACACCACCTACTTTCCCCCTCTATTCGTGTCCGCGCTTGCATGGCGGGTTGCTGCCGAGCTGGCCATGGGGTTGCAGGCGCGGCCAGAGAACTACGCCGCTGCCATGCAGAATTACTCACGCGTGATAGACCAGGCGCAAGCTCAGGCATTCAACGAAAGCGACGAAGATGAGCTGCCCGAGTCTGAATTTGTATCGGTGCGCAACTGATGGGTATTAGTCTTAATCAGCCATCATTTGCCTCTGGCGAGCTGGCCCCGTCGCTGTGGGCCCGCACTGATCTTGCCCGCTATCAAACCGGGCTGCGCCTGTGCAGTAATTTCTTTGTCATGCCTTATGGCGGCGTGAAGAATCGACCGGGCACAGTGTTCTTGAACTCAACCAAGGACAACGGGGTAGCGCGCCTAATTCCTTTTGAGTTCAACGACGAGCAAACCTATGTACTGGAGTTTGGCAGCCTGTACATGCGCGTCTATAAAGACGGAGGCATAGTAGAGGTAAGTCCTGGCACACCTTATGAGATAGCCACGCCATACACTGCTGCGCAGTTGTTCGAGCTTAATTTCACGCAAAGTGCTGATGTGATGACCATCGTCCATCCTTCGCATCAGCCTCGCAACTTGTCGCGCCTTGACCATGATGATTGGACTCTGGCGACAATTAGCTTCGTTCCGAGTATTTCAGCGCCGACAGGGCTTGGTGCTGCTGCACGCTCAGGCGGAGCTGGCGACACGTCTAACTATGGGTATGTCGTTACCTCGGTGATTGATGGCGAGGTAATAGAGGAAAGCCTGCCATCCACTGCTGCAACCGTGGCAAGCTGGGACAACAAACCAGGTGCCGTGCTTACGTGGACGGCTGCCGTTGGCGCTGATTATTACAACATCTACAAGGACAATACCGGGTCAGGAATATACGGATTTATCGGGCGCGCAGACACCCTCACATTCACGGACGTGAATATTGGTGCCGTCAAAACTGACACGCCGCCTAATGGCAACAATCCGTTTGTAGGTGCTGGCAACTACCCGGGCGCTGTTGGTTACTACCAGCAGCGTCTCTGCTTCGCTGGCAGCAACAACAACCCTCAAACCGTATGGATGAGCAAGACCGGTAACTTCAACAACTACGGTTATGCGACCCCGGTTAAAGACGATGACTCAATCACGTTCACAATTGCATCACGCCAGGTCCAGCGCTATCGGCATCTGCTGCCGTTGCGTCAGTTGCTTGGGCTGACAACAGGTGGTGAGTGGGTGATTGATGGCTCAGATTCTGGGCTGACACCCAAGACAGTGCGCGCTGAAATCCAGAGCTATAACGGCAGCTCGAAAATCCCTCCCATCGTTATCAACAATAGCGCGATCTACATTCAGTCCCGGGCAAACTCTGTGGCATCGCTGGCTTATAGCTTTGAAAGCGACGGGTTTTCAGGTGGCGACTTGACTAAGTATTCGCCGCATTTTTTCCGCGGTTACACGCTGGTTGATTGGACCTATCAGCAGATACCGGACCGGCTGGTGTGGTCTGCTCGAAGTGACGGCGCGCTTCTTGGTATGACATTTCTGCCAGAGGAAGAACTCATAGCCTGGCATCAGCATCACACTGACGGGTTTGTGGAGTCGGTTTGCAGTATTGCTGAGGGTGATGAGGATGCGCTCTACATGCTGGTTCGTCGCACAATCAGCGGAACAGCAAAGCGCTATGTTGAGCGCATGGCATCGCGCCGGTTTGACCGGATGGAGGATGCGTATTTTGTAGATTGCGGCCTGACCTATGACGGCCGCAATACATCTGCAACGGCCTACCTTCGACTCACTGGCGCGCCAAGTTGGAAGTATCCAGAGCTAGTTACCGTTACCGCAACAGGCGCAGCACCATTCACCCTTGGCAGTGTTGGACGCACCTATAGACTGCGATCAGGTGCTGACATTGTGCGCGTCCAGGTCACGGCTTACACGTCGACAACGGCTGTCACCGCCAAGCTACTAGAGGTTTGCCCGGAAAGCCTGCGTGACATTATGGTGAGTGATTGGGCGCTCATGGCCGAAACGCTGTCTGGGCTTGGGCATCTTGAAGGGAAAACCGTTTCAGTGCTGACTGATGGTGATGTGCATCCGCAGAGGCAGGTTATCGGTGGATCAATCAGTCTTGAATATGCGTCAGCAGTGGTTCATGTAGGCCTTCCATATGCTGCCGAACTGGAAACGTTAGAGGTCGACTTTCCGGGCCAGGAAACGCTGCTCGATAAGCGCAAGGTAATCCCGGGTGTGACAGTTTTCCTTGAGCAATCAAGGAATTTTTGGGCTGGACCCAAGCAGGGCGACAAGCTCTATGAGCAAAAAGCTGACTACAGAGTGACCTATGACGCACCGGTGAGCACAGTAACCGGCGTGAGTGAGCTGAAGATTCAAACCGTATGGGGCGAGGCTGGGCGCGTATACATCCAGCAGCCAGATCCATTGCCTTTGACAATCTTGGCATTGATTCCAGACGTGGTGGTCAGTGGCAAAGGCTAAGGTTTTGCCTCTACTTGAGGCCGATATCCTGGGTGTTTCGCGCATTGTTCGGCAGGCAGACCGTGACGAAATTGAAGGTGCTCTACAGACGCCTATTGAGCAGGCTTTGCGCGAAGGTGCTCTTGGCTACAAAGCCAGCAAGATTGTCATGGATGGCAAGGTGTTGGCTGTTTTTGGGGATGCGCCCCATTCAGAAGGTGTTGGCGTGCCGTGGCTTATCAGCACTGTTCACGTCACCCGCCACCCGAAAGCTTTCCTGCAGGTTTGCAAGCCTGAGATTGAGGAAATGCTAACTCGCAGTGAGCTGCTGATTAATTTTGTGGATGTAAGGAACACTACGGCCATTCGCTGGCTGACATGGCTTGGTTTCGAGTTCGGCGAGCCTGAGCCATACGGGCCGCTTGACGTGCTGTTTAAACGATTCTGGATGCGGAGAACGCCATGTGCGTGAGCAATCTATTTAACGCGTACGCCGCCAATGAGCAGGGCAATTACCTTAATAGCGTGGCAAAGGTTAATGCCGGCCTATCTGATCGAGCAGCCGCTGACGCCATTGCAAGAGGCGCAATTAGTGCGGACGAGCAGCGCCGGCAAACACAGCAGGTTATCGGGGCCCAGCGGACAGGGTTTGCTGCAAACGGTATCGACGTTAATACCGGAAGTGCGGGGCAGATTCAAAACGACAGCGCAGCTCTGGGTGAACTGGATGCGCTCACGCTCATGAATAACGCGTCACGCGAAGCATACGGCTACCAGGTTCAAGCAATGGATCAGCGGCGACAGGGCAAGCTTGCTAAATATCAAGGAAAGATGGAGGCGGTCGGCTCTATCCTGGGCGGCGTCGAGAAGGCCTATACGTTCGGACAGGGTGGCGCATAATGGCACGCGTACCGGCAATAGAAGGGCGCCAGGTTCAGCTGGCAGGCACTGGCGCGCAAGGTTTCAGTATGCGCGCACCGGATGTATCAGGGCTTACTCGCGGCTTGGAGCAAGCTGAAAACGGCGTTATGCGTGAGGTGCAAAAGCAGCGCGAAGAGGCAGAGACGGCGCAAGTCAAGGAGGCTGCCCGGGCATATGATGAATACGAGCAAGATTTAAAGTTCAACCCCGAGACAGGGCTTTATACCCGTAAGGGCAAGAATGCTGCCGACATAACCAATATTGGAACAGCTGAGCTTGATACGAAGTATGACGAAATCGCGAGCGGTATTCAGAATGAGCGAGTAAAAAAGCGCTTTGATGATTACCGATTAGCCAAGCGTGCTCAGTTTGGGCAGGAGTTCAATCGCTACGAGTTCCAGCAAAACCAGGTGTATAAGGATGAGGTTGATGCCGGGTCTCTGGAAACAACTTTGCAGGGCGCCGCGCTTTACTACAATCAGCCTGAAAAAATTGCACAGTACCAGCAGCAGGCGGCTGCGCTCGTAAAGTCGAGAGCTCAGCGTAAAGGTACAGCTGAAGAACTCACCCAGGCCGAACTGCTTAAAACGAACAGTTCAATGATGACTGGCGTGATTCAGCGCCTTGCAAATGATGATCCCTACAAGGCAAAAAGCTACTTCGAGCAGCAGCAAGGCGGGATGACGGCTGAAGACCAAGTGCGCGTCGACAACCTGATCAGCCGTGAAATCAAGTCTCGAGAAATTGAGGCTAAGCAGCTTCAGGCCATTGGCCGAGCTGAGCTGTCATCACGGGTTTCTGATGCGTCGGCTGCGTACCTGTCGGGCTTTGATTACGAAAACCCGCCATCGCAAGCAGAGTTTATTGCGGGCTATGGCGCCGAGGATGGTGCTAAGCGTTATGAGCAATTTGTTAAAGCGCAAGGCCTTGGGCGCGCCATCCAGAGTATTGCAAGCGCCAGCCCGGAAGAGCGCCAGCAGATCATCAATGACTTCAACCCGGCAAAAGACGGCGTGGCCAGCGCTGGGTTTCAGCAAGACGCCAAACTATACGGCACGCTGATCAATGCAGCGTCTCGCCTGGGCTCTGAAATGCAGAGTGACCCGGCGCAGTATGTGGCCGCACGCAGTCAAATAGTGAAACGCGCTGCGCAGGGTTTGTCGAGCGGGGACCCGGCTGATGCTGATGCATATGCAAACGCAACCATTGCTGAACAGCAACGCCTTGGCGTGGCGTCTCCCAAACTATTAACCGACAACCAGGCAGCAAGCATTGCCGCCAGCTTCTCAAACACTACCGATGGTGGCGACAACGCCGCCAAGATGATCGAGCAACTGCAAGGGCAGTGGGGCAAGCACTGGCCGCAAGTGTTTAGCCAGCTGCAAGGCAAGCTCCCGGGCGCGGCATTGGTCATCGGAACAGGTGTCGATCAGCAGACCGCATCGACACTTGCACGTATCGCCCCAATCAAAACCGCTGACCTCAAGAAAGGACTGGATAGCACTGACACCACTGAGGCTAAACGAACTCTCAATGACCGATTTGCAGAGTTTCGCAACACTTTGGCGGGCCAGGCTGGCGGTGAGCGCACGTTTACCACTCTTTATGATGAGGCTGAGCGCCTGACCTATGCCTATATGAGGCAAGGCAAGAGCTATGCCGATGCGGCCGAATTGGCAACTAAGTCGCTTATTGACGACAAGTACACCATCAAGGGCAGCTGGCGGGCGCCCAAGCAGCTTGACGCCGACATTATTGAGGATGGCGCCGAGAAGTTCATTGACGCCATTGATCCCAGCACGATTGCCTTTGCTGTGCCTAGCGGCGTGAGCGAAGACTTTGCCAAAGAGCGCGTCAAGGCTGCGCTGAGCAAGGACGCATACTGGGTGACAGCACCAGACGAGTCAGGCCTTGCCCTGTATTACGGTGGCGGCGCTGTTCTCGACAAGGAAGGCAACCCCATCATTCAAGGGTGGGATGATCTTGCCGGTGAATCGGCTAAGGTTCCGTCGCTCTTTGATCGCTTCAATGAAGGCCGCGAGAAGATGATTAACGCTGAAAAGCAACGCCTTAGCGGCCAAGGTGCAGAGCAATGACAATCTATACGGACGGCCTGATTGTCGATCGCCAGAGAAACTTGCTCGACGATGTAGTGAGTGGGCAGGGAGATACAGCAGAAGCGGCCTTTGATCAGGCGCTGTTTGAAAACCCGACAATGGCCTTGCGCCGTTCAAGCGAGCTAGACCAGGCGGAAAAAGGGCGAGTAATCCAGAACGAGCAACAGGGCTGGGGTTATGTTGCCCCGGAAGTTCGAGAGGCGCCAACTACTCCACTACTGAGCGCCGAACAAGCGCGGGAGCGGGTAAAGGAATCAGGCCTTGAACTCACGATTGGTGACGAAGGCATTCGCGAGGGCGCGCTCGACATCCTGATGACCCGGAAAAAAGCAGAGACGCAGCGCAAGTTTGTGCTCGACAACGCGCCTGTTTCGACGGTTCCGGTGCAGCTTCTTGCTGGGTTTGCTGCATCGGCGATTGACCCCATCAACATCGCGTCGGCATTTGTCCCTATTGTCGGTGAGGCGCGGTATGCGTCCATGCTGGCCCGAGCCACTACGCGCGCGGCAAGGTTTGGTGTTCGCGCCAGGGTCGGTGCGCTTGAGGGTGCTGTAGGTGCCGCACTGGTAGAGCCGCTGGTTTTGCATGCTTCCGCACAAGACCAGTCTGACTACGATATGACCGACAGCCTGTTGAACATCGCTTTCGGCACTGTGCTGGGCGGCGGGCTGCATGCTGCCGGCGGTTATGTTTCAGATACGCGGCGGACGGCAGGCGGGATGTTTTCGGGGTCTTTAAGCGCATCAACCGCTGGCGCGGTAGACAATGCGCCAGGCGCGACTGTCGAGCAAAGAGCATTGCGCGACATGGCAATACTGCGCGGCGATGATGATCCGATGACGGCTCTCAATGAGTCCCTACGGCGGGCCATTGAAGCCGACCGCCCAAAAATTGCAGAGGCTGCCCGGATTCAGGCGACCGAAGAGCTGACGCCGACCATTCGGGCTGAGCTGGAAGAGATAGCCAACGGCAAGCTACCCAATATCGCCGATATCAGAACCGAGATAAGCGCGATCACTAAGCGGGCCAACGGCCTTGACGCTACGTTCAAGGAGAGAGCCAAGCAGTTCCAATCTCAGCAAATGACACGCAAGGAAGCGGAAAGGGCTGCGCGTGAGTCAGTCGCCCTTGAGCGCCAAGAGCTTACGGAACGCCAGGCTGAAATGGAGCAGTCGCTGGAGGGTAATCGCCAAGCAGAGCAGGCGCGAGCAGAGCTTGGCAGGCTTGAGCGCGGGGAACTGCCGGAGCAATTCAAGGAGCGGGTCGGTGGGCGTGCAAGTGAGATAGAGAGCGGCTTTGGCCTAAATAACACGGCTCGATCAGTTGCAGAGAATGCGCCGTGGCAGGTCAGAGAAAGCGCTTTGCGCTCGGCGGTATCTCAGGCCGTGACCGGGCGGCCAATCGATGTGCAGGCCATTTTCGATCTAGCAGACCCGATCAAGCGGGATGCCGCATTGGCCAGACTCAAGGAACCGGTTAAAACAGTAGCCGACCCAGAAGGCGAAGTGGCCAGCTATGCCGCCGACCAAACATCAGACGCCCTTGATCCAACGGATCTTGAGGGTGCGGAGAAGATGCTCGCCGACGAGGAAGCGCTTACCTATGAAATGGCAGAGCAGGCTGGCGTGGACGTTGAGCCATACCTGAAGGAAGCCAACACAGTCTCACAAGACGCTGACGCCTATGCAGCGGCCTACCGTGCAGCAGCACTCTGCCAGTTGAGGACATAATGAGCGCAAACGATTGCATTGATAAGATCCAGGCGGCCGCTAAAGCAGCTGGGCGCGAACTCAACCTTGAGGAAATGATCGAGATTCAGGAAGAGCTACAAGGCCGAATCAAACAGCTTCAGGCGACGGACGACACCCAAAGCACTGAGGAAGCAGCATTGAGAGCGGCGGACGAACTTAGCCGCAAGGTCAAACTTGCCGCTGTGATTGAGAAGCGCAACGCCATGCTCAATGCACGTCGCCGCGCGGAACTGGTTGGCTATATCCGCAACCAGTGGGCGGATCGGCCTGATATTGGACTTGAGTCATTCCTTGTGGGGACCAACGTCGCTCGATCAGGTTCGCGCCGGTCCGTTGCTGCCGAGCAAAAGCAGCTTGCTCAGGGCTACATTGCCGGCTTTCTGAATGACATTGAGCGTGACGGCCTTATGCCGTTTCTCACTCGCGGCGACCTGGAGGAGGACATTGCGGACGCGCTGTGGCGTATCGGTATGGATAAGCCGCTTGACGGCATTGGCACAGAAGCTCAAGCCATTGCCAAAATCATGCAGAAGTACCAGGAGACAGCGCGCATTGATGCAAACCGCGCCGGAGCTTTCATTAACAAGCTACCTGGTTATGTGGTGCGACAGTCACATGACCCGTATAAGTTGCGCCGCGCAGGTTACCAACAGTGGCGCGATGAGATATTGCCACTGCTGGACGAGCGAACCTTTGCGGGCAACGCCGATCGAGACGGATTTTTGCTGGCCACTTACAACGGCCTTGTTTCTGGTGTTCACTTAAAGACCGGCACGCCAGACCCGAGCGGCTTTAAAGGGCCTCGCAACCTGGCCAAAAAGGTAAGCGCCGAGCGAGTCTTGCACTTCAAGGATGGTTTGGCGTGGAATGAATACAACAAAGTCTATGGCACGGGATCTTTGCGCGAGTCATTCCTTGGCGGCATTGATGCCATGGGAGAGCGTACAGGGCTGATGCGACGACTGGGGACCAACCCGGAAGCGAACTTTAATGCTGCGCTGGATGAACTGCAGCTTGACTATAAAAACGATCCAGACGGGTTGCGCAAGTTCAACGACGACCGGCGCGGCCTGCTAAAGACTCGTTTTGCTGAGGTGGACGGCACGGCCCGTATCGCAGTTAACCAAGTAGGCGCCCGGGTTGCCTCGAATATCCGTGCCTGGCAATCAATGGCCAAGCTGGGTGGGGCGGTTATCTCGGCTGTTTCTGACCTGCCAGTCGCAGCGAGCGAGCTTCGGTATCAGGGCAAGGGCATGCTGGGATCAATGGGTGATCTTATCGGCGGCCTTATGGCTGGCCGAAAATCCGAAGATCAGCGCGAAATTCTATCCAGCCTTGGCGTGTTCTTCGATAACGTGCGCGGCGATGTGGTCAGCAAGTTCAGTGCCGACGATACGCTGGGTGGGAAAATGAGCCGCGCACAGCAGATGTTTTTTAAGCTGAACGGCCTGACCTGGTGGACTGACACCATGCGGTCTACGGCGGCCTTGATGATGAGCCACAACCTGGCATATCAAAAGGGCGCTGGATGGGACCAGCTCAACCCAGACCTACGCCGAACACTGGAGCTGTTTGAGTTTGATAGCGGGCGATGGGACCTTATCCGTGGCACCGCCTCAAAAGAGGCAGATGGCCGCGAGTACATGACCACCCAAGGCATTGACTCAATACCTGAGGCTGACCTATCAGCGTACTTGACCAGCAAGGGCCGCACAGTAAACAACGCTGCAATCGGCGAGCTGCGCGAGGACTTGCGCGGTCAACTGCGCAGCTATGTGACTGACCGGGCGAGTTATGCGGTGATCGAGCCAGACGCACGCACCCGGGCGATCATGCGCCGCGGCACCCAGCCGGGCACTATTTCCGGTGAACTGCTCCGTTTTGTCGGTCAGTTCAAGGCTTTCCCGATCGCTGTTTTGCAAAAGTCGATTGGCCGCGAGCTATACGGTCGTGGCTACACGCCGAGCGCGTATGGTGCTGGTGCTGGCAAAGAGATCATTCAGTCGCTTAAAAATGGAGGCGGTGAAAAAACGGGCGTAGCGCAGCTCATGTTGTGGACCACCTTGTTTGGCTATGGCGCCATGGCAACAAAAGACATGCTTAAGGGGCGTGAGCCAAGACCAGCGGACGATCCTAAAACGTGGGTGGCAGCAATGCTGCAAGGCGGGGCGCTTGGTCTATACGGTGACTTCCTGTTCGGTCAAGCCAACAGATTTGGTGGCGGGCTTACTCAGTCGTTATCAGGGCCGACTCTTGGTTTGATTGATGGCGGATATGATCTGTACGCACGAATGCGCGACGGTGACGACGCTGCAGCGGCATCATTCCGGTACGCCATACAGAACACCCCGTTCGCAAATCTCTTTTACACCCGAGCGGCGGCAGATTACCTATTTCTATACAGCGTTCAAGAGGCGTTGAATCCCGGATCATTGCGCCGTATGGAGCGCCGTATAGAGAAACAGAATGCGCAAAAATTCTTGCTCAAGCCTTCTCAGAATTATCAAGACCCGCTTGGCATAGCCAACTAACAGCAAATTATTAAATCAGCCCGCCTTAGAGCGGGCTTTTTATTGCCCGCAAAAGGAGCAACGGCATGACCGTGCAGACCACAACTAACGTCGCAACTGGCATCGGTAATGGCGTAACAACTGTTTTTCCTGTTGGGTACAAATTCAATCAGGACGCCGACCTGGTTGTATTTCTGATTGAAACCGCAACATCGATCGCAACCCTTCAAATCCTTAACTCAGATTACAGTGTGCAGGGTGCTGGCGATGACGATGGCGGCAGCATCACCTTCCTGGCGGCTGCTCCGGCTTCTGGTTACAGCGTGAAAGTAACCCGCCTTGTTGATCTTCTTCAGCTTACTGACTTGCGCAACCAAGGCAAATTCTTTGCTGAAGTGCATGAGGATGTATTTGACTTGCTGGTGATGATGATTCAGCAAGTCGCTCAAGCCACAGATAGCTCGCTTCACCTAAACGAAGCTGGAAACCAGTGGGATGCAAAAGGGCATCGTATTGTGAACGTTGGCGATCCTGTCAATGATCAAGATGCTGCAACCAAATTATGGACTCAGCAGTACATAGCACAGCTTCTGGAGGCAGGCCAAGGACCGGTTAACAACGCGGAAAACGTTATCTACATCGGTCCCGATATGGTGGCGCATGTTGTTCAGGATCTATCGGGTCCTGACGGGGCGGAGTTTATTGGGCGTGGCGCTGAAACCGTTGAAGATGCCTTAGTTGATCTTGAGGATCGCGCCGACGATATCGAGCTAAAACTGGCAATCCCTAACGGGAATTTGATTGGTATAGCCCGAGAAAACAGGGTCAACACCCTTGCGCGGTTCGATACCTTTCCTCAGCGTGTTGTAGGCAAGGCGCTCTATCGGGCTATTTATGACCACTTTGGGCAAATGGATTTATTGCCAACTGGTGAGATTTACCTGATTTTTCGTACTGCGACTGACCACACTGGTGGCACTGACGGGCGTTTGGCTTTTAGCAAGATTGGGCAAGATGGAACATGGAATGAACCGACCATCATTGCAACTGCTGCGGGTGGTGATGACTTTCGTGATGCTGCGGGCGGGACTATGCCTAGCGGCAGGATTATCTGCGCAGGTACGGTTTACGAGACTGGCGACTTGCATGTGTTTGCATCGGATGACTACGGCGCTACGTGGTCACTCAAGCAGACGATTCTCAAGGGTGCGACTGATTACCGATTTGCCCATGGCAAAGGGTTCCAAATCGGCAATAAGTTCGTCATTCCTTACTACACTGCGACCGGCGCTGTTTACCAGTTGCGTTGGCTTGAGTCCACAAACGGCGGGGATACTTGGACAGAGGGCGCCACTGTCTACAGTGGTGCAATTGCCTATAACGAAACTGCCTATCTCGATCTGGGTGGTGCGGCGGTTCTCGCGGTTGCGCGTATTGGCTCAGGTGCGGGCGGCAAGCTTCGTCAGTTCGTCTCGCTTAATGGTGGTACGACATGGACCGACCAGGGCGACGTGACTGCCCAAAATGGTGATTCAACTGATGTTGTCGTTTCGCCATCGCTTTCTTATGTCTACTCAGAAGGTGGCACCCCGCACGTTGTTCTGTTCTATACGAATCGAACCCAGCACTTCTGCTACTACCGCACCATTCCCGTATCGAAGGCTGCGGCGGGCGCGGCGGGGTGGTCTGACCGGACATCTGTTTACAGTGCTCCGTCCGACTCAGGCTATCAAAGCCAGGTTGTGCTCGGTGGGCGCCGCATATTGGGGACCGTGTTCCGTGAGCTGTCAGCATCAGCATCAGGTGCTTTCCAGTTTGAGGCCAACATGGGAAGCCTTCCAGACTATGAAAGCGACTGGACCGCTGTTGTAGCTTCAACGCTCTATACGTTTGCACACGGGCTGCAGCATCCACCGCGCCGGGTTGAGGTCGAGTACGCATCAAGCTCTAACCCAACAACGTGGACAAAGGTTTATGCATCTTTCTTCAATGATGGGGCGAACAAGGGTAGCGGTGCCCAGGTTGAGATTGGAGCTACAAACATCAGAGTCGGAACCGGTGCCGCCGTGTGGGGTACTGCATACTTTGGCGGGTTTGACGCCACGACAGGAGCGCGCGTAACGAGCGGCTTCTACCGTGTGCGTGCTTGGATCTAATAGAGTTGGCTTGCTGGAAGGGCGTTTCTTTTCGGAGAGATTGCCTTAGCTAGCTTCATCGCTGGCATTTCAATAAATTTATGCACAAGCAAGCTGGCAATTAGCGTGCAAGGAAGCGCGCCAAACAGCAGCAGATAAAGCTTATCTAGCTTTTCGGTGATACCAAAGTGCGGCGCAATTAGGTTCATTGCAGCCATACCGATAACACCGTGCAACATGTAAATCGAATATGACAACTCCCCAAGCTTTTCCATCACTGCATGCGCGATTGACTCAGTGTTAATGGAAATACAAGCAACCGAATAAACGATGGCCACCAGCAGGCCTGTAAAGGCCAGGCGGTTAAAGCCTGTAACGATCGATATCTGATTGCCTGACGCTGGATAAATAACGAATGCTGCAGCAGCTAAGCCCAGCGTTAGCAGTGCTGTCTTTTGCTTAATAATCACGCCATCAATATACAGCTTGCCTAGCGCTACCCCGGCTAGGAACAAGAAGCCTTGGTTTGCTGGGTGTACATAGTCAGCCCATCCGCTGCCAATATCTTTGGCAGTACCGAGAACAGAGAACGCATAAAACGCATAGACACCAAGCGTGCCGATAAACGCCCAGGCAAAAAGAGCAGGGCGCTTTACCAGCAAGGCCAGTATCGGGAAGAAGTAATAAAAGACCATCTCGTTACCAATCGACCAGCCGCCTGTTGCGATGTATTTGGTTGGCGCATAGAAGCCAAAAGCAAGCGTTAGGTTGGCGATTAGGTTCGCGGTATCAGGCACGTAAGCGGGCTTCATGATCTTAACCACCAATATGGTGGATAACGTTGCTACTGCAAAAAGCGGGGCTATACGGAAAAAGCGCTTTATCAAGTATGTAAATGTCTCGCCCATCGACCATTCACTTTTTCGATATGCGATAAACATCGACATGCCGCTGATGATGTAGAACGTCGATACCGCATAGATCCCCAGCTTGCCGAGAACGGTGTCGCTTGCTTGGCCGCCAACCGACCATGATGCAAAGTGATATAGCAGCACTGCGGAGGCCATCGCGCCACGTAGGTAATCAATTGAATGGACTCGCATTTTCTTTCCTAAAGTAAGCTGTTAAATGATCCACCAGCAGACGCGGGATGGTACATCAGCGATCTGCGCGAGGCGAGTTTGAAGGTAAAGCCTTCATTTAGGGTATGCGCGAACTGCACGCGATCTAACAATCCGGAGTAAATCATGACCCTCTCTGAAATTCGGGAGCAGGCAATCACGCCTGCCTTCCAGCTTTTGCCTGCGCGCATGAAAAGCGTTGAGGCTGAATTGATGCTGCTGGCTATAGGGTTGCAGGAAAGCCGCTTTAAGCATCGACGGCAGATCGGAGGCCCTGCGCGTGGCTTCTGGCAGTTCGAGCGAGGAGGCGGAGTAGCTGGGGTAATTCAGCATCCGGTAAGTCGTGAGCATGCATTGAAGGTGTGCGGTGCGCGCAACGTCAGGCCGATTCCCGATCAGGTTTACCAGCGACTGGAGACTGATGATGTTCTGGCCGCTGCGTTTGCTCGACTGCTGCTTTGGACTGATCCGGCGCGCCTGCCAAAGGTCGGTGATAGTGCCGGGGCTTGGGATTTGTATCTGCGCATCTGGCGACCAGGTAAACCTCACCCTGACACCTGGGGCGACTTGTACGCCAAGGCGGCACAATGCTTAACCTCATGAGCGTGCGGAATCTTGCCATTGTCGCCACTCTATTAGCGGTTTTCCTCTCGGGCGCGTGGATTAATGGCGCTCGCTGGGAGGCAAATCACACTGCCTACGTGGCCGATGTTGAGCGCCGAAACTCCATAGCCCTGGACCAGGCTCGATCAGAGGAACAACGCCGTCAGACGGCAATAGAGGGGATTCGTAAAGATGCTCAAGACAAGATCGATGCTGCAGCTATTGATGCCACTGTCGCTGGGGCTACTGCTGACGGCCTGCGCGCAGAACTCGACCGTATCAAGCGTGCCCGCTCCAGTTGTGCCAGTGCTACCAACGGAAGCCAGGCAGGGGCCGACTCAACCGCTGTGCTTACCGACTTGCTTGAAGAAGTGGAACGAGCAGGCCGAGCAATGGCTCAAGAAGCTCAAAGGCGTGGGAATGCAGGAAGGGCCTGCGAAAAGTCTTACGACGCCCTCTAA